TGGATATGCAAAACCAATACAACAGCCCAGAAGCACAAATGCAAAGACTAAAAGCAGCAGGATTAAATCCTAATATGGTATATGATAAAGGCGGAGCAATACAAGCCGCCGGAAACATATCATCACCGGACGTTCAAGGAGGACAATTTAGAACACCAGACTTTGCAGCAATAACAAATCCGATACAGGGCTATTTTGATACGAAAATCAAACAAGCCCAATATGATAACTTACTAGCAGCCAATACTACAATGCAACAAGAAGCGGTACTAAAAGCCGCTCAGGCACTAGGAGAAACATCAAGAACAAAAGGACAAACTATTGCTAATGCATTAGCAGCGACTAACTTTAATTATTCAGTAGAAGGAGCAAGACTTGCCAATGAAGCATCAAGAGCAAATATTAACTTTACATTAGATAGCAACGCAAGGGCTCAAGTAATGCAAGGAAAATCTTTAGAACTAATTGCACAAGATATACTATTAAGAAGACAACAAACTGCTAATACAGCAGCAGAGAGAGCAAATATTAGACAGCAATTAGATAATATGAAAAAAGATGGTCAACTTAAAGATTTTGATATAAATCTTAGAAAAATGGGTATTAACCCTACAGACCCATCTTGGATGCGAATAGCAACTCAAGCCTTACAACCATATCTAGAAGACGTTATTCAAAATGGTGGAATAATGGAGTATGGTAAGAAAAAATTTGGAGAATGGAAAAATTGGAAAGATTCAGGAGGTTACGGATTTAAATTTAGATAAATGACATACTTTAAAAAAACATCTTCAGAAATGAAGAAAGACATGGATAACTTGATTAAACAGATTAATTCAAGTACTAATCAAAATCAACAAACAGAAAGTTTAATACTATCAAGATATGATTCAATATTAAGCCTATTACAGATTACTCAAATTCATATTTCAAACTTTAACAAACAAAAACAATGCGCTACAACAGAAAACGCGGAGGATTCCGCAAAAAACGAGGCTACGGCCGCAGAAGAAACAACACTTATTTAGTACAAAGAGGAGGCATCAGACTATAATGGCAAAAGCAAATTTATTCAACTCGGTTCAACTGCCTAAAGTAGGCAGTAATGTATTCGACCTTTCACACGATGTGAAAATGTCGTTTAAAATGGGAGGACTTTACCCAACATGTGTAATGGAATGCGTACCTGGAGACAAAGTAAAAATAGGCACAGAAACAATGCTTAGATTTGCTCCACTAATCGCACCAGTTATGCACAAAGTAAACGTAACAACTCATTACTTCTTTGTGCCAAATCGTATTCTTTGGCCTAATTGGGAACAATGGATTACAGGTAATTTAAATGTTACACCACCATGGATTTATTATCAAAATTCAATAGGTTTCCAAACTAAATCATTGGGAGATTATTTGGGTATGCCTACAAACGTTCAAGACAATGGCTTAAGATATCCAGACCCTAATGCCCAAATATGCTCACCTTTTCCTATTGCAGCATATAATAAAATTTATAATGAATATTATAGAGACCAAAATTTACAAACAGAATTAGTTGATACCCTTATAGATGGTAGAAACTCAGCCATGGAAAATGCAGGTTCAGGTCAAGTACAAAAAAGAGCATGGCAACATGATTATTTTACTTCATGTTTGCCTTGGGCTCAAAAAGGTGACGCAGTAACAATTCCAATCGGAGACGTAACTATTCAATACGATGAAAACGTAGGTAATACTATTTATAGATTTGAAGATGGCACTGCAGCAACTAACCTCGCAGAAGCAAAATATACCGACGGAGGAGGTATGCCAAGAACAAATGCAACTACAGGAACACGTTTTAACGTGGATAACTCAAGCCAATTGTATGGTACTGCAGAAGCAGCAGATATTAATTCACTACGTCGAGCCTTTAGACTACAAGAATGGTTAGAACGTAACGCAAGAGGAGGAACTCGATACATTGAAAGTATTTTAGCCCATTTCGGTGTAAAATCTTCAGATGCTAGACTTCAAAGACCAGAGTATTTAGGTGGTTCAAAAGGTAAAATGGTAATTAGCGAAGTATTAAGTACAGCAGAAACCACATTACCAGTAGGTAACATGGCAGGTCATGGAATATCAGTATCAGGAGGAAACGAATTTAGTTATAGAGTAGAGGAACATGGATGGATTATTGGACTAATTTCAGTAACTCCAGAAACAGCCTATCAGCAGGGTGTTCATAGGTCACTTCTCAAACTGGACCGATTAGACTACTTCTGGCCAACCTTTGCAAATATTGGAGAACAAGAAGTAAAAAATGCCGAGTTATATGCAGAAGGTAATACAATTGCAGAAACCTTTGGATATGTACCAAGATACGCTGAATATAAATTCCTTAATTCAAGAGTAGCAGGAGAAATGCGAACCAATTTAGATTATTGGCATTTAGGACGGAAATTCAGCGCTAAACCTAACTTAAACGGAGCCTTTGTCCAATGTGACCCTAGTACGCGTATTTTCGCCGTAGAAGACGAATCAGTAGACAACATTTACGGACATATCTTTAATAACATTAAGGCTATTAGAAAGATGCCGAAGTACGGCACGCCTAGTTTCTAAAATGGCATGTGATACTCCGTTTTATGTTAACAACCCGCGCTACCCTATCTATAGTAACGACCGGCAGGTTCCGGTACCTTGTGGAAAGTGTCCAGCGTGTTTGTCCAGACGCACCAGCGTCTGGACATTTCGTTTAAAACAACAAGCAAAAAATGCTAATACCTCTTATTTCGTTACTCTTACTTATGATACCCGTTTCGTACCTATTACAAAACGAGGATTTCTTACACTGGATAAAAGAGACGTTCAACTTTATTTCAAAAGACTCAGGAAAGCCCACCCGAAGGAAGTGGTAATAAAATACTATTTAGCAGGAGAATACGGCAGTAAAACTTTTAGACCTCACTATCACATAATCTTATTTAATGCAGACATAGAACTAATACACAAAGCATGGGACAAAGGAGAAGTACACATAGGAGAACTAACCGAAGCATCAGCCGCATACACTGCAAAATATATAAACAAAGGGAAAATTATACCAATGCATCAAAACGATGATAGACTGCCAGAATTTAGTTTAATGAGTAAAAAATTAGGACTCAATTATTTATCTGAAAAAATAATTAACTATCATAGAGCGGATATTGAAAGAAATTTCATAACATTGGAAGACGGTAAGAAAATAAGCCTACCCAGGTACTTCAGAGAGAAAATATGGACAGAACCAGAAAGAAGAACACAAGCAGATAAATTAGCAGAAAAATTTAAAGCAATAGAAGACCAAAAAGAATCAGAATATTACACAAAACACCAAACATTACAAGGATATGAACAACTCAAAGAAAGTGGAAAAGCCCACAGAATCATTACACACGAAAAACGAGCCCGAGAAGGTCGCAACAAAATTTAGATCATCATTTAATTACATAGTAAAACCAGAGGAGCAGGAGGAAAAATCATCAATGGAACCAAGCCAGACAGTTCCAGATATGACCTTGTCACTTCAAGAACTAGTAGAACGATACACCAGAGGGCAATCAGTAGCAACCTTTACACCCGTATATTACGGAGAAGACGAAGAATTCGCAGACGTTAGTAGAATGGACCCTATAGAACGCATAGAATATGCTAGATACATTCGCGAGAAAATAGCCGAGAGTAGAACCTCCCTAGCGGAGCAAACACGTGCCGAAGGACGTGAGCCGCAAACGAGCGATAGCCAAAACTTCGTAGAAGAAAAACAGGAAGAAAATGCATTACAATAACACCCCCCCGAACAAAAATAAACACTATAAAAAAGGGCAGATGCGAGGGTATCCCGAGCATCTGCCCGATAAGTGGCGCTACGGCAAAAAAACAAAAGCGCAATGGATACAGGCCTTCGAAGAGGAGGCCAAGCACTAATACTACTTGATATATTAGTGCTAATTGACACCAAACACAAACGAAAGCCTGCGAGAGTGCAAGTGCAGGTGGAAAATAAACAAAAAATAAAACGTTAATGGAACCAGTAACAACAGCCGCAGCAATAACAGCCGGCGTCAGTGCGCTATCTGGCGGAGCCAGTGCATACGCCACAGGAAAACAAAACAAAAAATCACGTGCATTCTCTAGAGAGATGTACGAAAAAACAAAAGCAGATAATATTAAGTTCTGGGATATGCAAAACCAATACAACAGCCCAGAAGCACAAATGCAAAGACTAAAAGCAGCAGGATTAAATCCTAATATGGTATATGATAAAGGCGGAGCAATACAAGCCGCCGGAAACATATCATCACC